TAAACAAATTTGGAAAGATTTAAAAAAAAACACTCGTGGTTGTTAAATTATTTTTCCGTCTATTCTTAGAATATTTATGATAATTTTTTGCTTTACATATTATATTTAATTCATGTAAAACTATAATCTTAAAAAATAATCTCTTCCAATTATAATATTCTATTGTTGGATTAATATTTTCTTTAACTTCTTTTTTATTTCTCAATAATTTTATTTTTAATAAAATTATTGTTATATATATTATATGAATATATAAATTAAACATTACTATTATTAGCATCAGATAATTCTTTAATTTTTATCCATTTGTTTTTCTCAAAAGTTAAATCTCTCTTTCGCATATAATTAAGAAATTTAATAACTTCTGTTTTATTATCTTCCCTGAAAAAATTATTTAAATTATCTACTGATGCTTGATTATTACGAGAACCAAAACTTAAATCTCTCATTTGAGTTTTATAAATGTCTGATATAAACATTGGTTGCTCTACTAACCAACCATCATACATCTTTTTATATCCATCTTTATTTTTCGTAATTATTTCAGTTCCTCCACTTTGATATATAATATTTATTTCTGTATCTGTTAAATTCACATCAACTACATCTTCCTCTGGATAATCCATTCTTAAAAATAAATAAAGATAAAAATATTGCGGACTTTATAGAAAATAGGCGGAGTGGGATTTGAACCCACGCGTGTATAAACACAATGTCTCTTAAGGACATCATCTTGAACCAGACTCGATCATCCGCCCGCAATATCTTGGAAAAATAACTAAAATTTATTTAAATAAAGGAATTACATTTCTTCGTTATTTAAATAAAATAAATTATCTTTATATACTTTTTATATTTAAGAAAAGAATTAAATATATTTATTAATAGATGTCTATTTCAATAGGTAATTTATTGAACGAAACTATTAATGATAATAGATTTAAAATAAATACGTATTATAATTCAAATGTCATTAATATTAATATAGATGATGGGACGAATGAAGATGCTATTATTAATTTCAAGGATAAATATGAAATTGGATGTTCTAATAATTATTTTTCTATAAATTCATCACATTCTAATATATTAAATATATCTTCTAATAAAGTTTTTTTTAATAGCGATGTTTCCATTAAAAATAATTTATATACTTCTAATAATTTCACATATGTTCAATCAAATTTAATATGTAAATTAACGAATGATGATAAAAATCATATTTCTATATTTAATTCTAATAATTATCCTATTTTTAATGCTACAAATAATAATATTGAAATTAATTTTAATAATTCCAATAAAATTACATTTAGTTCTAATGGAACCGATGTGAATGATAATATCCATATAAATAGCAATAAATCATTATATACACAAAGTATTAAAACTCCTAAAAAAGATTATCCAATTTTAATTGATTATGCGTCTATATCTAATTTAGATATTGGTGGAGTTAAATTCAAAAAATATTTAACTATTGAAAATGATGAAATTTATCCATATCCTTCTTTTACCATTAATCGTTATAATATTAATTGTAATATTGCCGAAGTTTATTTAAAAAATGAAAGTAATGTTAGTAATCTTGCTCTAAGTATTAATAAAGATGGGTTTTTAGGCATTGGCTATTGTAATGCTACCGCTCCTATTGATATCAATATTAATAATTCTAATTTTCCATATATTATCAAATATAAAGGTCAAAATAATTCGACAATTGACGAATTTGTTATTACAAGTAAAGGAAAAATAGGTTTTGGAACTTCCATCGTTAATAATCAAATATCTATTAATATTAAAGATGATGCTACTAATAGTATAAATTATCCAGCAATTAATTATAACATTAATTATAATAAAAATAATAATTATAGAACTTCTAATTTAGTCGATTTAAAATTCATCGCCGATAAAGGTTCAAATTATATCTTAAATGATGAAGATGTTATTATTAATACTATTCCTTATCAATCCAATAATTTCATATTTCAATTATCAAGCAATAAAACAACTATTCCATTTGATACGAATACTGGACGCGGAAGCGTTATAATGAACGTTAATAATTTTATACAAAATGATTATATTTTTAATAATAGTATTTCTAATATAGTTCCTGTTAATACTTGTAATTATACTCCATATACTTTTACCTATAATTATATTGATTATGTAATTAATTATTCTATTACTTTACCAACATTTATTAAAATTGATTTGAATGAAATTAGTGTTAATAATAATAAAATAAATCCATCTATTACAATTGATAATACTAATACCAATTTCTATACTATTAATTATATTAATTATATTGTTAAAAATGATACACAAAAACCTTATAATGAAAATAGTATAAGTGATTTCACTATATTTTTAACACATCGCCTATATATTGAAAAAAATATTTATGAATTAGATGGATTTTTAGATTATTTAACTTATAATTTTCAAAATCCATCTGGAATATTAAAAGCGACTTCTAATAATCAATTTAGCTGTTTATTAGATGCTAATGGAAAATTAGCATTAGGAACAGAACCACCAAGTGATGATTATTTCTTATATGTAGATAAAAAATCACGATTAAATAATATAGAATTATTGAATATTTCAAGTATTCCTAATAAGAAAAATATTGGATTTTCTGGATGTAATATTTCTAATATTAATAAAGCTTTCTTTAATACCATCACTACTAATAATATTATAACTCAAACAGCATCAATAGCAAATATTAATGTAGCAAATTCAACATTCGAAAGAATGGACATTAATAATCTAAATTCATTAAAGGTATCTATTAGAGAATTATATGGATGTAATATTAGTTTAAATTCCAATTTATTTAATCCTAATTTAAAAATCATCATAGGTTCTAATGATAATCCCAATGTCCATTCTTCTTTTATGACTAATATTAATATAAATCCTTCATATAGTAATGGCTTATGTATTCAATCATTTAATTCTAATTTAAATCCCTCTATATTACTTCATGGATTTTCTAATAATAATTTTCCACGTCTATCTTTTAGAAATACAACTGGTAATTATTCATTTAATCTTACATCCAATATTAATAAAAATTTCTTAACTTCCAATAATTTCATTTTGCGAGATAATATAAATGATACTACTATCTTTCGACATATCAATTTCGATGATAATAATAATCAACTTTGTTTTGGAAGTTCTAATAATATTATCTTTGATTTGAAAAATAATGATATTGCTACTAATAATACTAATAAGATTTGTTTAGGATATCCTTATAGATTTCTTGTTCAAAATAATCTAAATTTAAATAATTGGGAAAATTATTTCAAAGATAATACTTTAAATAATAATGCTATGTTAAATGTCTATGGTAATATCAATTTATCAAGTATTAATAATAAACCTTTTATGAGTTGTATTTCTACTGAATTTCCTAATGATAAAATCGGGATTGCTATCGGTTCTAATTTAACAAGAGATGGATTTTTATTAAATGTTGAAGGTGATGCCTATTTTTCATCTAATATAAATGTCAATAGAGATATATATTTAAAAGGAACTATTACAAATGTTTCCGACCGACGTGTTAAAAAAGATTTGAGAAAAATAAAGAATGCTCTGGAAAAAATTGAAAAAATTAATGGATATATTTATGAGAGAACTGACACTGGTAAAATAGAAAGTGGATTAATTGCCCAAGAAGTTCTCGAAATAATTCCAGAAGTTATTAATAAAGATAAAGATGATTTTTATAGTATTGCTTATGGAAATATGATGGGATTAGTTGTAGAAGCCATTAAAGAATTAAAAGATTTAGTTATTATCCATAAATCTCCACAAAATTTCAAATAATCATATGGTAAATAAAAATATCCATTATCTCCCCAATATGTTCCCCAAGAATTTCTTAATATTAATTCTCTCGAATTATCATCATATCCGCATATAATCACAGCATGACCTCCTATAAGATTATCATTATTAGCAGGCATTCCAATTTTACCAGTAGTTTTAGAAGTATATGACATAAAATTTGAATAAATTGATATACCAATGGCGATAGGTTCATTATTATCAAGCCATTTCTTAATAGCTGTTAAATCATTATTTATATTATAAGCTTCAATTACATAATTTTCTTTTGCTTTTTCATATGCTTCATTTGAAGGTTTCACGAATAAATTTTCTATCTTATATTCCCAATATTTTTCATCACATATTCCATTTTTTTTTAATGAATATATTCCATCACTCAAATATGCTCCATTATCTTCATTAACTTCATTTATCAATTCCCTTTCATTATAATAGAGGAATAAATGAGAACCTTTAAAATTAGTTGTGTCATAATCAAATATTGAACATAAAGCAAATGTTGAACAACTTCCTATTTTTCCTTGGTCATATGCTGGTGGAAACTTTGGTCTTAAATCTACCTTTTTTAATTCTTGATTTTGTATTTGAATATCTTCTTTTTTAACTTCTTCAATATTTAAATTAATTTTTAATAAACGATATACAAATATAAAACAATTTGACGAGTATCCATCTTTTAATAGATATATATAAGGAAGTTCATAATTTTTATTTAGAAATCTAATGATAAAACAATGTTTCTCATTATTAAATCCACAAACTACAATTGATATTGCTCCAACTCTTTTCTCATTTGCTAATGGAAGTTGAATTATATTTGATGATAGATTAAAACTTTCATATATATCAATACTTACTATAAATGGTTCATTATTAATTATAGATAAGATTAGACTATTCAAATCCTTTTTAATTTTAACAACATCAAATTTATATTTATTTTCTAATGCCTTCTTATAAATATCTTTTGAAGGTTCTTCATTCATTAAAGAAGGATTGTATTTATAATCATCATTTAAACAATATCCATATTCTAAAAAATTCTTTATTGAATTATTAATATTATAAGTATTTGTATTTAGCCTTTCTATGAAATATATAAACATTCGCGAAACTCTGGTTTTTATATCATATTCAACTAATGTTGCTATCGCGTTCGCCGTGCTTCCTAATAATTCATAATTTTCAAATGATGGTAATAAAGATGTTAAATCAAGTTTATTAATTTGATATTGATTTATTTGAAATGTTGTTTTATATAATAATTGAGATATATCAATTGTATTATCTATCTCTACATCAAAAAAAGACATATCTTATATTTATTAAAAATATTAAATATAGATAAATTTGATGATAAATTAGAAGATATAATGTTTAAAGAAATTAATAAAGTTATTAAATCTAAATCATTAGATATTATTAAAATAAGAATTAATTTACGTGAATTTAAAAATAATTTTAAAGACCTTATTTATTCTGTTATATTTATAGGATTAAAAGATTATAAAATTATTACTTATACTAATTCGACTTGTATAATTGATATTACACCAACCGAAAAGATAAATGGGACAATAATATTAATTCATTAAGTATTAAAAATACACAATCAAAAAATAAAATTATTAAATCTTTATAGATAATGAATAAAATTAAAGATTGCGGAAAAGATAAAATATTAAATCCTAAAACTAATAGATGTGTTTCTAAAACTGGTAAAATTGGTAAAGAATTATTAAAAAATATTATTGATAAATTAGAAGATTATATTGAACTTGATTTAATAAATCATATGGAAGAAATTATTAATGGTGAAAAACTAGAAGTTATTAATATAAGAACTAGTATTAATGATATTGAAAATTTCAATGAATTAGGGCAAAATATTAAAGATAATGGATTAGATAATGCTAAGATTATTAAAAATACTAAAACTAAATGTATTAT